TTACCACGCCAATTTAGATAAAAATCGTCAAAAACAACTGGAAAGACAAAAACTTAATCCAGCGCTATACGCGGCTCACACCGCTAAACGCCGTGCGGCATTATTACAACGCACGCCCAAATGGCTGACAGATCAAGATTTTGCTGATATAAAGAAATTCTATGCTTTGGCCCATGAACTTTCGCAGGCTTATGGCTTTCTTTGGCATGTAGATCATATTATACCGCTTCAAGGTAAGACTGTCTCAGGGCTGCATGTAGTAGACAATCTTCAAATTATACCGGCTAACGTAAACATAGCTAAAAATAATAAGTTTGAGGCTGCTTAATGGCTATACGGAAAACCACAAAAGGGCCGGGACGGCATTATCTCACTACCAAAGAAGGTGCTGGGATGACTGAAGCTGGTCGAAAAGCATATAATGCTGCAACGGGTAGCAAGCTGAAAGCACCTGCACCTAATCCTAAAACTAAAGCAGACGAAGGCCGTAAAAAGTCATTTTGCGCGCGTATGGGCGGCGTAGTCGCTAAATCGAAGAACGCTGACCGCGCTAAAGCTAGTATGAAAAGGTGGAACTGTGGCAAGTAAACCAGGTCTTTACAGTAATATTCATGCTAAACGCGCACGCATCGCAGCCGGATCGGGCGAGAAGATGCGGAAGGTAGGCGCTAAAGGCGCACCGACAGCGAAAGCGTTCAAAGAGTCAGCTAAGACGAGGAAGAAATAATGCCTCTAGTTAAGTCGTCATCGAAGAACGCCTTTCGTAAGAATCTTAAGGCTGAAGTAAAGGCTGGAAAGCCTATGAAGCAAGCCCTCGCAATTGCGTATGATACGAAGCGCACGGCGGCCAAGAAAGGCAGCAAAGGCGGCAAAAGTGGCTGCAAGTGATGTAGAAGGCGCAGGCCAAGTATCAGACAACCCAGACGGCGACCGTCTGGCGACGATGCGTCACCGCTTTACGGTGGCGAGCGCAGCCTATTCAGATTCAAGAGAAGACGAGCTGGACGACTTGCGATTTATGGCAGGTTCTCCAGATAATGCTTGGCAATGGCCTGCCGACGTCTTGGCGACCAGAGGCGCGGTGCAGGGCCAAACGATCAACGCGCGGCCATGCCTGACGATTAACAAGCTGCCACAGCATGTTAGGCTGGTAACAAATGAACAACGACAGAACCGCCCCTCCGGCAAAGTCATCCCAGCGGACGATAAAGCCGACGTCGCGGTCGCAGAAGTCTTTCAAGGTATTGTCAGACACATCGAATATTTGTCGGACGCGGACGTTGCTTATGATACCGCCTGCGACAATCAAGTTACCTACGGCGAAGGTTATATCCGAATCCTTACGGAATATTGCCGCGAAGACTCGTTTGACCAAGATCTAAAGATCGGTCGCGTCCGTAACAGCTTCAGCGTCTATATGGATCCAATGATCCACGATCCATGTGGATCAGACGCGGAATGGTGCTTCATCACCGAAGACATTCCAAAAGAAGAATACGAGCGCCTCTATCCAGACGCGCTGCCAATCTCTGTGATGATGTCACAAGGCGTTGGCGATCAGTCACTTAGCATGTGGATGAGCCAGGAAACCGTCCGTATTGCTGAGTATTTTTATATCGAGCATCAGAAACGCAAGCTGAACCTGTATCCAGACAATATGACGGCGTTCGATGGCACGCCGCTGGATAAACAGCTCAAGGCGATGTTTGGCAAACCGCTGAAGTCTCGCACAAGCGAGCATCGGCAGGTGAAGTGGCTAAAGACCAACGGCTTCGAGGTGCTCGAAGAACGCGACTGGGCGGGTAAATGGATTCCTGTAATCCGCGTGGTTGGCAATGAGTTTGAGGTAGACGGGCAGTTATACATCAGCGGTTTGGTGAGAAACGCCAAAGACGCGCAGCGGATGTATAACTACTGGGTCAGCCAGGAAGCAGAAATGCTGGCGCTGGCTCCGAAAGCTCCGTTTATCGGATATGGGGGACAGTTTGAAGGATACGAAACAAACTGGAAAACGGCCAATACGAACAACTGGCCCTACCTCGAAGTCAACCCAGACGTCACCGATGGCGCTGGAAATCCTCTTCCACTACCTGAACGCGCGCAGCCACCTATGGCGCAAACCGGCCTTATCCAGGCCAAAATGGGCGCTGGGGAAGATATTAAATCCACCACGGGTCAATACGACAGCTCCATTGGTGCGACCAGTAACGAGAGGACGGGTCGTGCGATTCTGGCTCGGCAAAACCAAGGCGATACATCCACATACCACTATGTGGACAATCTCGCCCGTGCGGTCAGATATACGACAAGACAACTCGTCGATCTGATCCCTAAGATCTATGACACAGAACGCGTGGCCCGCATCGTCGGGTTAGACGGCGAAGTGGGTATGGTGAAGATCAACCCGAACCAGCCGGAGCCAGTGCGCGTTATCAAGGATCCGATCACAGGTCTGGACATCGAAAAGATCTACAACCCATCCGTCGGCACATACGACGTGGTGGTGACGACAGGCCCAAGCTACGCAACCAAGCGCCAAGAGGCGATGGAAGCGATGCAGATGATCTTGCAGACCAACCCGCAGCTCTGGGGTGTGGCAGGCGACCTGTTCATTAAAAACATGGATTGGCCTGGAGCACAGGAAATGGCGGCGCGCTTTGCCAAGACGCTCGATCCAAAGGTTCTGGATAATACAGATGAGTCGCCAGAAGCGCAGATAATGCGCGCTCAGATGAACGACATGGCGAACCAGATGGAACAGACTGCGGCGCTCGTCCAGCAACTGCAACAGTCTTATGATATGCAGAAATTGGCGATTGACGAGCAAAATACGCAGATTAAGGCGTATGACGCAGAGACAAAACGTCTTCAGGCCATGCAAAGCGGGCTGTCGCCTGAACAAATTCAAGACATCGTAATGGGAACGGTCGCAGCGGCTATGGATACGGGCGATATTGTCCCGCGTAACACGCCCATGCAACCACAACTGCCAGGATTAGAATAATGAGCTGCGGGGATCTGATAGGACACCTCTTCTTAGCCCGCGATGTGACTCACAGCGTGCATCTAAACACCCGTTCTTATGCAAAACATAAGGCTCTGGGCGGTTTTTATGAGAATGTGATCGAGTTAGCGGACGATTTGGCCGAAGCCTATCAAGGCAGACACGGCCTAATTGGGCCTATTACGCTCCATTCGGCCAAGAAAACGGGCAATGTTGTCGAATTTCTTGAAGATTCGCTAAAAGATGTTGAAGATTTGCGGTATAAAGTCTGTGAAAAGGACGATACGGCGATTCAAAACATAATTGATGAAATCGTCAATTTATACCTAAAAACGCTCTATAAACTCAAATTTTTGGCGTAAATTATGCCGACAGTCAGCTATAACAAGTTCCAGCCCGCCATTGAAAACCTGTTTGAGAACATCAATGCAGGGTCTGATTCATGGGCTATTAAGCTCGCCACGGGCGTAAATGCTGCGGCTGGCACGATAACAGAAGTCGCCAACGGCAACGGCTACACGACAGGCGGCAACGCCGCTACTGTGTCATCAGCCACCCAAACGGGCGGCACATTTAAGCTCGTCTTGGCAAGTCCTGCGACATGGACAGCCACGGGCGCTGGATTTACGTTTCAATACGCTGTTCTTGTTGACACAACGACAAGCACGAACGTGGCGTATTGGGATTATGGGTCAAGTCAGGCAGTCGCTGCGGGAGAAACAGTTACGGTAACGCTAGATCCAACGAATGGCGTCTTCCAGGCGACATAATGTCAGACAATCGCTTACTTTTAACGGAAGGCGGCGATTACCTTGTTACGGAATCTGGCGACTACATTATCGCCGTTGTTCAGTATCTGGTAACGGCGACAAATGGGTCATACACCGTAACAGGGCAAGCGGCTAACCTATTAAAAAGTAAAGTTTTAGTCGCGGATTATGGGACGTATTCGGTAACAGGGCAAACTATTGGATTAACATACGGCTATGAAGTTCTGGCGGCAAATGGGGCCTATTCAATAACTGGCAATGATGCTACGATTACATATGTTGCACAAACTGGCACAAACCAGTATTACATAGAACTTAGGTCGTTCACTGAACGAAGGAGAATGTGAGTGGCTACTACCCTAAAAGCTATTACCTCTTGCTTGGGGTATCAGCAAATCACGTCTTTAAGCTCTGCTTCTGGTTTAACTGTCCCTACGGCAGATCCTACTACAGGGCTAACAGTAAAAGCTAATTTTGCGCTTATTACGCCTGAAACTCAGGGTGTGCGTTGGCGTGATGATGGCACAGCTCCTACGGCCTCGGTCGGTATGCCATTGGCCGCTGGCGTAACGCTTCAATATGACGGCGATCTGAGCAAGATCAAATTTATTGAGCAAACAGCCAGCGCTAAACTCAACATTAGCTATTACGTCTGAGGCTTCCATGAATATTTCGAACGACGCGCCGTCAATGGATTACGTTCAATACTTTACTAAACAGCTCCCGCAAGATCTTGCTAAAATGGCGGCTCTTAAAGATGAGCTTGAGAAGCGTCAGGGTGCGTTAAGCGCAGCCGAAGCAGCGCTCGCTGATCGTGAGAAAGCCAAGGAAGAACTGGCTAACGCTAAGTTGCAGGCAGCTCAGATCCTGTCAGATGCAGACAAGAAGAACACTGAAGCCTCGGCTAAAAAGGCTGATCTGGACGCACGCGAGAAGCTGTTTGTGGCTAATGAAGCTGCTTTTGAGAAAGCCGCTAAAGCTCGTGAATCAGCGCTTGCAGCGGCTGAAAAAGCGGTAGACGCTAAAGAAGCGGCTGTTGCTAGTAGAGAAGCTGATGTCGCTAATAAACTCGGCAAATTAGAAGCTGATCGCGTCGCGCTGGAAAGCCGGATAAAAGCGTTTCAAGACCGCGTTTCGTCTTTTTAGGACTAATTAAATGGCCGACATAAAGATTTCCAATCTTCCCGCCGCCGAAGTCCCACTCGACGGCTCGGAAGTTCTGCCAATAGTCCAATCTACCACGACTAAGAAAGTCTCTGTTGCGAATGTCACCGCAGGCCGCGCTCTTACGGCGTTGAGTGCGACGCTTACCAACCCATTAGGCGTATCGAGCGGCGGCACGGGCACAGCGACGGTATTTACGACGGGATCTCTTGTCTTTGCTGGCGCGTCAGGCGTCTACAGCCAGAACGCGAATCGTCTTGTCTGGGACAACACGAACTATCGTATTGGTCTGAACACCAACACGCCTGCCGTTTCTCTTGCCATATCGGCTACTGACGCTATCCAAGTGCCGGTTGGCTCGACAGTGCAGCGCCCGTCAGGCGCGCAAGGCTATATTCGCTTTAATACGACGCTATCGAACTTTGAAGGTTACGATGGCTCGAACTGGCGTAGTGTCGGCGGCGGCGCGGCTGGCGGTGGCACAAACCAAATCTTTTATTTGAACGATCAAGCTGTAACGGACAACTACACGCTGGCCGCTACGAAAAATGCGGGCACGTTCGGGCCTGTAACAATTAACGATAGCGTCACGGTCACGGTCGAGACGGGCGCTACATGGACGGTGGTATAGTATGGGCGATCTAGTCCTCAAAGGCGCAACATCTGGTCAGATTACGCTGACGCCTGTAGGCACAGCCGGAACGAACACGCTGACGCTGCCAGCTAAGACAGGCAACATCATAACGTCTGCGGATAGTGGGACTGTCACGCAGACGATGCTATCGACTAATGTTGTCGGTAATGGGCCTGCTTTTATAGCTGTCCCTGCGGCTGCAACATCAATGTCAAATAATGCGTTCACAAAAATTACTTTTGGTACTGAAAATTACGACACAAACAACAATTACGATCCTTCAACAAGTGTGTTTACGGCGACGGTTGCAGGATACTATCTCGTTTCTTCAGGAATGACTGCAAATAGTCCGTTAGGAACCAATAGCGTTATATCTATTTACAGAAACAATAGTGAATATCTGCGCGGTAACATGTCAGCAAATATTGCCAATACATACATGACTGTATGTGGCTTAGTGTACTTAGCTGCTACGGATTATATAGATACACGCGTTTATCAAAGCAGCGGCGGCGCTGTTAATTCAGGTACGTCTACCGCAAATACATTTTCAGCAGTTTTAGTGAGGGCGGCATGAATAATTTATCGGATAAAATTGTTAGCTTATATCCTTTGCTGACAAACGCCGACTTTTATCCAGATACTGGGACTATTCTCCTTCAAAATGACAGCGACGGACGCGGCGATTATATCGCCAAGTGGGCACATCCAGATTACCCACAGCCTACAGATGAGGAATTGAAATAATGCCCATCATTCTTGACGGCACAAAGGGCGAGACGTTCCCGACATGGACGACAGGCACACGTCCTGCCACGCCTAATGCTGGGCAAACGGGCTATAATTCGACGCTTAGTGTGATTGAAACATACAATGGCACTGGTTGGGCTTCCGGCCTTGGCGCTGTTACTTCATCCACGACTAATACAAACACAAACAAGATAGCCGTAAACATTAATGGAACTGTTTACTATCTTTTAGCTTCTACGTCTGGAACGTAACCAATGGCCGCTACACTTAAATGCGATACAATCCAGAACGCTGCCAGCACGAACCCTAACATTACGTTAGATGGCTCTGCCAACGCGACGGTCGGCGGCACGTTGGCGATGGGCAGCAGCTTCAAGCGCAATAAATTAATAAATGGCGATATGGGTGTCTATCAACGTGGTTCTGTAGCAGCTACGACTGCTGGCGCATATACTTTAGACCGTTGGTTTGTGACGCCTACGGGCGCGACTGTTACGGTTACGCAAAGCACCACGGTTATTCCGACTGGCTTTGCTGATAGTCTGAATGTCGCCAGCGCGGCATCTGTCACCAACGTCGCTGTGTATCAGCGCATTGAGAGCGTGAACACGCAGGACTTGGCAAGCGGCGTTCAGGTTACGGTGTCGGGCCGTATTTATCAAAGCACTGGTTCGGCAGTTACGACTGCAACGATTGCGCTTGCTGCGCCGACTGCGCTGGACAATTACACGTCTACCACATCGGCTGCGACGACTTACACACTACCAAGTATTGCTAACGCCACTTGGACAACTTTCAGCAATACGTTCACACTGACAACAAGCTGCGTGAATGGCCTACAAGTCACTATTGCTCTTGGGACCGGCCTTACAACAGGGTCGTTCAACCTTACCGGCGTCCAACTAGAGACAGGCTCAGTCGCCACTCCGTATGAGCGGCAGATTTACTCAGACCAGTTGGTGCAGTGTCAGAGGTATTATTATCGTATTAAAGGTTCGGACACACTGACAAATATTGGAGCATATGGCTCTGGGGTGTCGCAGACAACAACGACAGGGAGAGCGGTTATTCCCTTTCCTGTAACAATGAGGACGCCTCCCGGGTCTTTAGAGCAATCAGGTACTGGATCAGATTATCGTATTATTGCAGGTTCTGCTGGATCAATAACTTGCTCTGCTGTTCCAACTTTATCAACAGCAAGTGTGATAATGGGGGATATTAATTGGACAGTAGCTTCTAGCGCTACGGTAAATCAAGGCATTATTTTTCTGTCAAATACCTCGGCAAGCTATCTTGGTTGGAGTGCTGAACTATGAGTTATCAATTCACTGACAGCACAAATTGTGTCGTTGCTAAAATTGATGATGACGGCATTTCTCGCATTTCATTTCTTGTGGATGCTGAAGGCACATATCAAGACGAATATAAAGATTGGCTCGCAGAAGGCAACACGCCTAACCCATATACGCCGCCTCCTACGCCGACCCCACTAACGCCACAAGAGAAACTCGCGGCGGCGGGGTTGAGCGTGGATGAATTGAAAACATTATTAGGTCTTTAGTTGACGATTAAGTAGCGTAAGAGTAAATTGACTGAACCGACTAGCCGGATAGCTAGGAAGATAGGAGGTCGCGTGAGCGACGAGGATCTCGCTACAGCGGAGATAAGCACCGCGCCAGAGTTGGAAGCTACGGTGGCCCCAACGACTGAGGAAAATAAACCGGAAGAACAGCCGCCCGAAAAGATGTTCACTCAGAAAGAGTTGGACGCTCTGATCGACAAGCGGTTTCGCAAAGAGAAGCTTAATGCAGCTAAGGCAGCTCAAGAGTTAGCCGAGCTTCAGGCGAAGTTACAGGCTCAGTCTGCAACCCCGCCCGCGCCAGATGATTTTGAGAACGCGCAAGCCTATGCGGAAGCATTGGCCGAGCAAAAAGCTCAACAGATTCTAGCGCGTAAAGAAGCAGAGCGACAACAAGCGGCTGTGCTTGAGGCGTATCAAGACCGAGAGGAAGAAGCTCGGAGTAAGTATGATGACTTTGAACAAGTCGCATATAACCCGAATCTTCCTGTAACGGACTATATGGCTCAAGTGATTCAGGCGTCCGATATTGGCCCCGAAGTGATTTATCACCTTGGTTCCAATCCAAAGGAAGCTCATCGAATAGCCAAGTTACCGCCGATCTTGCAAGCAAGAGAAATCGGGCGAATCGAAGCCAAATTGGCCGCTGATCCACCGACTAAACGCACTTCAACTGCGCCAGCTCCGCTTGCTCCTGTTTCAGCTACTCGGTCAAGTTCAGGCCCAAGGTATGACACGACAGATCCTAGAGCTATCAAGGATATGACGCCGTCTCAATGGATTGAAGCCGACAGGTTGCGACAGATCAAGAAGATGGAAGCGCAAAACCGTAGGTAATTAAGTCATGTCAAACTCAATTTTAACAATTGACATGATTACTCGCAAGGCTCTTGAGATCCTTGAGAATAATCTTGTCCTTACGCGCACTGTAAACCGTCAGTATGACGATTCTTTCGCTGTCGAAGGCGCTAAGATCGGCTCAACCCTTCGCATCCGTCTTCCTGACCGCGCATTGGTCACGGACGGCGCTGCCCTTCAGGTTCAGGACGACAACGAGCAATACACCACGCTCACTGTCTCCAGCCAGAAGCACATCGGCGTGAACTTCACGACCGCCGAACTGACGATGCAGTTGGACGACTTTGCTGAACGTGTTCTGAAGCCTCGTATTTCGCAGCTTGCGTCTTCTATCGACGCTGACGTTGCGAACAGCTTCAAATACATCGGCAACTCAGTCGGCACCCCAGGCACCACGCCTGCTACGTCGCTGGTTCTGTTGCAGGCTCAACAGAAGCTCAACGAGAACGCCGCTGTTATGCAGCCTCGTTATGCCACTGTTAACCCAGCCGCTAACGCTGCGTTGATCGAAGGCATGAAAGGTCTATTCAACCCTGTGTCGGCTATCTCGAAGCAGTTCAAGAACGGCGTATTTGGCGAAGGCATCCTCGGCTACGACGAGCTGAACATGTCTCAGTCAATCAAGCAGTTCACGACTGGCTCGCGCACCGGCACTGTCACGGTCAACGCTTCAGTCACGACCGAAGGGTCAACGACTGTTGTTCTGACGGGTCTTTCGACCACGACGATCAAAGCTGGCGACGTCTTCACGATTGCTGACTGCTACGCTGTCAACCCACAGACCCGTGAGTCAACCGGCTCGCTGTTCCAGTTCGTGGCTCTTGCTGACGTTACGGCGTCAACGACGGCTTCGGTCACTGTTGCTGCGATGTATTCGGCTTCGCAGGCTCTCGCTACGGTTGATGCGTTGCCACAGTCCGGCAAAGCCGTCACGTTCCTCGGCGCTGCTTCTACGCAGTATCCACAGAACTTGATCTATCATCGTGACGCGATCACCTTCGCCACCGCCGACCTTCTGCTTCCGCAGGGCGTCGATATGGCAAGCCGTCAGGTTCACAATGGCATCAGCTTACGCGTTGTTCGTCAGTATGACATCAACAACGACCGTCTGCCTTGCCGTATTGACGTGCTCTATGGCTACAGCGTGATTCGTCCGCAGATGGCCGTTCGCCTTTGGGGCTAATAAGCGATGGCTCTACGGAGCCATCCTTTCCATCTTTTAGGAGATCTTATCATGGCTATAACTACACAGGGCGCGTCCTATCCATTGGAGTCGTTTGGCCCTACGCCAGCTCTTCCGCAGGGAACTGGCGGCTATCAACTTGGTGCAGGTAATCTTGTTGAAGGAAATATGCAGGTAGCTACCGTCACGTCTTTGACGGGCGATGCTACTTTGACGGCAGCGCAGGTCGCTGGCGGCATCATTTCCTGCAACAAAGGCAGCGACGCTGGCCTCACAGTTACGACGCCAACTGGCGCGTTGCTTGACGCTGGTTTCCCAAGCGCCAAAGTTGGCTCAACCTTTGAGCTGACGATCACCAACAACAATAACAGCGGCGCTTCGTCGACTGTTACGGTTACGGGTGGCACGGGCGTTACGATTGTTGGTTCGGTTACTGTTGCTCGTTTTGGCGGCTCGACCTATCGCTTCGTCAAGACAGGCACCGCTACCTACTCGGCGTATCTGAAGTAACATTAGGAGAAAAGGCAATGCCTAACACCAAACCTGTTGGCGTTGCTTTTTCTGATCCCGAACTCGTAAGTGGCACAACCATTACGGGCGCGACGATCAGCGGAAGCACGCTCACTACCGCTACTGTCTCTGGCACGTTCACGTCGACGGCCACTACGGGAGCTGTTGTCGCTAACGCGACGGCAGGTCTTTACTTTCTGACATCAGCCATTACGGCCAACTCGACCACGACAACGGCTCCTGCCGGTTCGATTGCTACGACAACGAACGCAACAGGCACCGGCAAATTGTTCGTGTCAGATGGCACTAAATGGCAGTTTGCTGTAGTTGCCTAATAAATCCAGCGGCCTTCGGGCCGCTGACTTCTTAGAAAGTAACAAATGGCTGTTATTTATTTGAAACACCCTCAACATGGGGTTAAAGTGGCGTGTCTCGACCTAGAAGCCGAGGCTGACGAAGAGAACGGCTGGACAAGGTTCGACCCAGATGACGACTTACACAACCTACGACCAGATAACGGGCGCGTTGAGACTTCTGGGGGTTCTAGCAGAAGGCGAAACGCCTTCGTCGGAGACAGCGCAAGACGCACTGTTCGCGCTGAACCAGATGATCGACAGTTGGAACACTGAACGCCTATCTGTCTTTTCTACACAAGATCAAATCTTTAGCTGGCCGTCAGGCGAGCGCACACGCACGCTAGGGCCGACCGGCGATTTTGTTGGTTTGCGTCCTGTATTGCTGGACGACTCTACTTACTTCCGCGATCCGCAGACAAATGTGTCTTACGGAATCAAGTTCATCAACCAACAGCAATACAACGGCATTGCGGTCAAGACGGTAACGTCTACCTATCCACAGGTCATATTTACCAATATGACCTACCCCGACATTGAGATGTATATATATCCAGTGCCGTTGCGGCTTTTGGAATGGCATTTTATCTCGGTCGAAGAACTTACCGCGCCAGCGGATCTGGCGACGGTGCTTGCCTTTCCGCCAGGTTATCTACGGGCGTTTCGATATAATCTGGCTTGCGAATTAGCTCCTGAGTTTGGCGTTGAACCATCTCCGCAGGTGCAGCGCATCGCTATGTATAGCAAGCGGAATCTGAAACGCATTAATAATCCTGACGACATCATGGCTCTGCCATATAGCATTGTTGGAAATCGCCAGCGCTACAATGTGTATGCTGGAAACTATTGATAAATCAATGACTTAGATGGTGCATGTTGTATGGTAAAGACGTTTCAAAGTCAAGTATCTTTTATGAGCCTCTTCAGGGGTATTAAATCCGCTTTCGCGGATTCGCTGTCCGTTTGTCATTATTTGCACGCGCCATTTGCCCTGATGCGCGGATACGCCAAGAAAACCAACTTTATTTGCTTTGGTTGGCAACCGCATATTTTGCAAATTCCCAAACCGCGTAACTTCACGCAAGTTATCAAAACTGTTGTTTTGTTTATCTCCGTCTATATGATCTATATGACCGAAGGGCCATTTTCCCGTAATATAAAGCCACGCAAGTCTATGCGCCAAGCGTTTTTCATTGTTTATGGCAATAGCCCAATATCCCGTGTTTGTAGGACTGCCAGCTTTCTTTCCTATAAGATCGTGTCTATGTTTATGCGCTTTCCAGATAAAGACGCCCGTTGCGGGGTCATAGTCAAGAATAGATCGTATATGGTCAGCCGTAATCATGAACTAGCTTTTACCATAGGAGCTGGTCAATGAAAACCCCCATTCTTGGGTCTAGTTATGTCACCCGTAGCCCTAATGCTGCCGATAGTAGATGTGTAAATCTTTTCGCAGAGGTCATACCAGAAGGCGGCAAAGAAGCCGCTTGGCTCCAGCGTGCGCCAGGTCTTCGGCTGTTAGCTACCTTTCCTACCGGCCCTGTTAGAGGGCTTTGGCAATACGCCGGTTATGGCTATGCGGTCGCGGGAAACAAACTCTATCGCGTTGATACAGACTGGTCATACCAAGAACTAGGCACTGTTGCTGGAACGTCTAACGTCAATATGACTGATAATGGCGTGCAGCTTTTCATTGCGGCAGGCGCTACTGGCTATATCTACAACAATACTGATATTCAGTTAGAATGTAACACTACTAATGGCGACGCGACGGTCACGACGACAGATACGTCTGAGATCTGGGTTGGTCAGCCTGTGTCCGGCGTAGGGATTCCGTCAGGCGCTACAGTTCTTAGCATAACGAATAGCACGACCTTCGAATTGTCCGCTAACGCTACGGCGACATCGACCGGCGTCACGCTGACATTCTCACCGTTCTTCAGCCAGATCACAGATACGGATTTTCCTGGCGCTGTGGGCTGCGGCTTCTTAGACGGCTATTTTGTTTTTAACGAACCTAACAGCCAAAAGTTCTGGGTCACGGCATCTTATAATGGTCTGTCCGTTGACGCGCTTGACTTTGCCAGCGCTGAAGGTTCGCCAGACGATCTTGTTACGCTGATCGTCGATCACCGCGAAGTCTGGCTATTTGGTCAAAACTCAGTCGAGGTCTGGTATAACGCCGGAACGCCTGACTTTCCGCTTGCGCGTATCCAAGGCGCGTTTAACGAAATTGGTTGTCTTGCCGCATACTCAGTCGCCAAGCTCGACAACGGTCTGTTCTGGTTAGGCTCTGACGCGCGCGGTTTTGGTATTGTCTACCGCTCGAAAGGCTACTCCGGCGAACGCATTTCGACACATGCGGTTGAGTGGCAGATCCAGCAATACGCGACGCTCGCAGACGCGGTGGCCTACACCTATCAACAGGACGGCCATAGTTTCTATGTCCTGAACTTCCCGACAGCGAATACGACTTGGGTTTTTGATGTCGCTACTGGCGTATGGCATGAGCGCGCTGGCTGGGAAAACAATCTGTTCACACGCCATCGCGGCAACTGTCAGATGAACTTCAACAACGAGATCGTCATCGGCGATTACGTTGCAGGCGGCATCTACGCTTACGATCCAACGGTCTACACAGAAGCCGGATCAATTATGAAATGGCTGCGCTCTTGGCGCGCGTTGGGGACAGGCGAGAACAACCTAAAGCGAACGACGCAGCATAGTCTTCAGTTAGACTGTCAGTCGGGTGTCGGTATCCCAGGCGAAGATTATCTCTACGTCGATGGTCTATATATTACGACCGAAGACGAGTTAAAATTAATCACTGAAGACGGCGATTATATTATTGCCGAGTCCACTCTTTTCCCTGGCGTTAATCCACAGGTCATGCTGCGCTGGTCGGACGACGGCGGTCATACTTGGTCTAACGAACACTGGAAATCTATGGGCCGTATCGGTCAGACCGGCTACCGCGTCATTTGGCGGCGGCTTGGCATGACATTAAAACTGCGCGACCGTGTTTACGAGATATCAGGAACTGAGCCAGTGAAGGTAGCCATTATGGGCGCTGAAGTCATAATGGATCCGACTAATGCCTGACTTAGCCAATAATACCCAGATACCGGCAGCGCGTGTCTCTATCTGGGATCATGTGACGAATTACGTCTCGCGTGAATGGTATCGCTGGTTTTATAATATGTATGTGGCCGTTGAAGCAGGACGGCGATACGGGTCATTTTATAGCACAACGACGTTCTCGCCCGCTGCGATTAATACGGCTTACGCCCTGACGTATAATAACACTTATACTCGCGCGAACGGGTCTGAGCTGGTGTATGGCGTTTATGTTGACACTGTAAATACATCGCGCATTTATGTAGATAACACCTCAACATATAATTTTCAGTTTTCAGCGCAACTCCATAATACCGCAGGTGGCACTAAGCGCGTTTATATCTGGCCTCGAATAAATGGCGTCAATGTAGATGATTCGGCGACAGAAGTGACTTTAACGGGCGGATCTAACGACGCGATTGTCGCCGCATGGAATTTTGTGTTAAATCTCCAAGCAGGGGATTATTTTGAGTTAATATATTCAACGAGCAATATTAACATCTCAATTCCGTATGTTGCTGCGTCTAGTCCAGTCCCCGCTATTCCTTCGGTCATTTTGACCGTAACCAGTTGTGTAGGTGTTTAAATGGCCGTCGTAACTCCAACCGCCAAAACTCAGTTTATTGACGCCGCTGGCGTCCCTTTGGCAGGCGGTAAGGTCTACACTTACATTGCGGGCACGACGCTCGCGCAGGCGACCTATACGGACTACACAGGCGCGACATCGAACACAAATCCTGTTATCTTAGATGCGCGCGGCGAAGCTAACATATGGCTCGGCGAAGCGACGTATAAGTTCAAGCTGACAGATGCTGACGACGTTGAGATCTGGACAGTTGACTACATCGCTGCACCAACAACGGCGTTGTCGCCGGTTCTGTCTGGTAACGTCACGATCTCGACGGACTCGTCCGGCGCGGCGCTTAAGATTACGCAAACGGGCACAGGCCCTGCGCTGCGCGTTCAAGATAGCGTCGATCCTGACTCAACGCCCTTTATTATTACGTCTTCAGGTCTTGTCGGCATAGGAACAATTTCGCCAGGCGAAGCGCTTACTGTTGATAATAACGGTAAGATAGAACTCGCCGATAGTGGCGTGCCGCTTACGGTCATATCGGCAACGGCTACCGAATCTATTTTCAGCGCTGAAGGCGCGCGCGATTTTGTTATTAAGACAAACAGCAATACCCGCGTTACGGTAGACGATGCGGGAGACGCGGCCTTCACAGGGTCTGTTACTGCGCCGACATTCTATGGCGCATGGGCTAACATTCCTGCGGGCACTGTCATGCTGTTCGTGCAGACGGCAGCGCCGACAGGCTGGACGAAATCAACGACGCACGACAATAAGGCGCTTCGTGTTGTGTCAGGCGCAGCGTCGTCAGGCGGTTCTGTTGCGTTCACAACAGCTTTTGCTTCACAGGCCGTCACAGGCACCGTCGCCAGCTATACGCTGACGACATCAGATATACCTTCGCATAACCATAGCGCCTCCAGCTCCAGCTCTGTAAGCGATCCAGGCCACGCGCATAGCTATACTGGTGTATCCGGGTCAAATTCGTATAACGCAGGTACTGGCGGCAATTTTTCGGTTCCTAACGCAGCCGGATTAACTACAGGTGGATCTGGAACAGGCATCAGTGTTTCTACTTCGACATCTATTGGTAATACAGGCGGCGGCGGAGGCCATGCCCACGGCTTCAGCGCGCCAAGTATCAATCTTGCCGTTCAGTATGTAGACGTAATCATCGCAACGAAAGACTAAACATGGAGCTGAAGAACGGAACTTTTTGCCCTTTAATCAAGAAAGACTGCGTGCAACTAAAATGCGCGTGGTTCACACTGTTACGGGGCACAAACCCCAACACGGGCAAGGAAGTAGACGAGTGGGTCTGCGCCGTCGCTGCGCTACCTATGCTCCAGATAGAGGTCGCCAAAGAAGTCCGTCAGGGCGCTGCGGCAACTGAGTCTTTCCGTAATGAAGTAGTTAGTATATCATCGCGGCCAGAACCGCACTTGATTGGCAGGAATTAAATGGATCCTTTTACACTAGCCCTTTTAGGAAGCACAGCCGCCAGCGCCCTCAGTAGCGGAGCGGGCTACGCAGCCTCACAACGCGCGGCTGGCACTCAGGCACAAGCAGCTCAACAGAGCGGCATGTTGGGCTACATCGCTCAACAGCAAGCGCTTGAGCAAGCTCGGCAAGCGGCTGAAAAAGGCGCGGCGGCGTCTCGTGAGTTTTATAATAAAGGCGCTGGCGACGTAAGAGAGTTTTACGGCAAAGGCCGTCAGGACATACAGGACTATTACGGACGCGGTGAAAGCGCGCTTACAGATTATTATAATCGCGGGCGCGGCGATATTTTAGGTCAGGCTCAACTCGGCGAAGATATAGGCCGAGAGTTTTACGGACGCGGTGTAGCAGCTCAAGAGCCCTATACTACTACGGGTGCCGGAGCGACTAATCAACTTGCGGCGTTATTTGCTCCTGGCGGCGAATATACGCGAGAACCGACGCTTGAAGAACTTAAGATGGATCCAGGCTACGCCTTTCGCACACAAGAAGGCTTGCGCGCATTATCGGCGCTTCAAGGTGCGTCAGGATTGCGTGGTTCGGGCGCGGCCATGAAGGCTGGCATACGCTATGGCCAGGAAGCGGGCAGTCAAGAATACCAGAACGCTTATAATCGTTTTATGGCTAATCGTCTTGCAGCTACGCAAGGGCTTGAGAATATTGCTGGCAGAGGCGCTTCCGCCGCAGGAACAGTGTCGCAGTTAGCAGGCACAACAGGGGGCCAACTGTCGGGCAATAGATTCACAACAGGCTCTAATTTGGGCCAAGCCGCTCTGACTACCGGCGGTAACATCGGTCAGGGCGCGTTCAACACAGGCGCTAACTTAGGTCAGGCTGCGACTACAGCGGGCGCTAATCTTGGTAATTTAGCCTCTAACGCTGGTGGCGCAATATCGGGCGCATATACAGGGCTTGCAAGCCCTCAGATGACAGCTTTAGCAGCGACCAATCCTTATGCGGCTGCGATAGAAAACGTAGGCCAAGCTCGCGCTTCAGGCTATGTCGGCGGCGCATCGGCGCTACAGAGCGCTCTTAATACGCCAGTCAACGCCATGATGGCGTATGGCATGGCAGATCGTTTTGCGCCTCAGAATAGGTCATCTATATATGCGCCGCAACAAGTAGGCTATTTAAGTGGTGGGCCGACTTATGCGCCAGGATACAGCCCTGGATTTATGGGCGTGCCGACTTTTGGCGCTCCAAGAGTAGGGTGATTTAAATGCCAGTTGATTACACAATAGCTTCGCGTAACGCCCTAGCTAACACAGCCCCCGACTTCACGAACATGCTGGCGCAATACCAGATGATGGGCGCTCGCGCTCAACAGCAAGAGCTTCAACAGCGCGAGTTAAATCGTCAAAATCAACTGATTAATTTATTGAGCGGCGCAGATATCAACTCGCCTGAAACTATTAACGCGCTTGCAAGAGCGGGATACTTACCTGAATCTATCAGCGTCATGGGCGCGCAACGCCAAGCTGAAGCACAGCGGGCAGCGGCAGACGCGCAGCGCGCGACGGCAATGTATCATCAAGGTATGCTCGGCATAGCACAAGCTAAACTTCCTTTTGAAGAGCGTAAATTAACGCAAGAGGCTCTTAAGGAAGAACGGCTTGCTGGCGAAGCAGAAACTAAAGCCGCCAAGACGCAGTTAGAACGCGATGCAGAGATGTTTAAAACCGCTGAGAATACAGCGGCTAAGATCGTCAGGGCTGGCGGCAAAGGCTATAAGCCTTTCTATGATAAATTACCCGATCCTTTGAAAAATGTATTGCGCCCTGACTACGACGAAGAGGCGCTGACAAACTTCACAACTCAGATGGCGACGTTCCAAGATCAGATTAAACGTCGCGATGAATTTGAGCTTAAGGAAAGAATCAACCCAGATACAGGTCTTAAAGAAACAATCGCTATTCCTAAGTTTAAGCCTGGAAAAGGCGCTACGGTTGTCCCTGGCAGCGCAGGCGCTGTGCCTGAAAAGTATGGCTTTATGCCTGGGCCTCCTGAATCTGGCACTGTTATCCGCACAAGTCCGACGGCTGGCACCGCTGAATCTTTACCGCTTACCAGCGGCGGTATCCCTGCGCCGCGTGTTCAAGCTACGCCAGAAGGCAAGTTAACGCCCCGCGTTGATATGGGCGCGCCTCCTGGCGCTCCGGCTAATGTGCCTGAACCCGTGCCTGGAACGCCTGAATTTACTAACCGTCGGTTTGCTAATCAAGTATTCAAAGATATCGAATACAATCCTAAGACGGGGGATGATCGGCTATCTAAATTGATTAAACAATCCACAAGCGGCGGTCTTGAAGCGGCGGCGTCTGGCGTTAGCGGATTCTTTGGCCGCTCAACGTCTGGCGCTAAAGCTATTGCTCAGATCGGGACGCTTGTTAACGATATTGTCTTGGAAAGAATGAACGGCAAGTTAGGCGCTGGCGTATCTAACGAAGATCGTGAGTTCTTTAAATCCTTGCAAGGTAATCTCGACAACCCGTCGATTCCTGTCGAAACACGATTGGCTGCGTGGCAAGAAGCTAAACGACGCATGGCAAAATATGCTGGCGGCATGACATCTGCGCCATCCGATAATCGCCCATCTCTTAACGAGATTTTTAAATAATGGCTAATTTCTCCGCTAAGATCCAGACAGCGCGCGATGCCGGATACTCTGATGAAGAGATTAAACGGTTTCTTATGTCTACGCCTGAAGCGGAGAAAGCTAAAGAAGCTGGTTATTCGGATATAGAGATTGCGTCGCATTTTGGGTTAGCGCCGTCAGAGCCTCAAGAGATCGTTACGACACCGCAAAAGATAGCAGGCTATCTTGGCGAGACGATTGGAAATATCCCCGCGAGCACGCTCAATCTCGCGCAAGGCGTTTATGAGACAGCGACGCATCCGCTTCAAACAGCGGAAGCATTAGGACAGGCCGCGATGAGTCCTGTCCAGACAGCCAAAGCCATTGGTGGATATGCTGCCGAACGATACGGATCACCTACGCAAGCGCTGGAAACTTTTAGACAAGATCCTGTTGGCGTCTTGTCAGACATATCAGCTATTGCTGGCGGCGTCGGAGCCGGCGCGCGTTTAGCAGGGAAAGGCCCATTAGCGCAGGGCGCTATGAAATTAGCGGAGCGCGCTGCACCATCAAATGTATTGGCCGGTATGGTGCAAGCGCCATTTAATGCTGCCGCACCTAGCTATGAGTTCGCGCGTAACATGATGGCTCCTAAATACGCGGCTTACACAGCGGCGACAGAAGGTAGGACGCCGGAGATTATCGCTGCGCTGCGTAGTCCGCAAGCGCAGATTGTTCCTGGCGCTATGCCCACGGCGGCTCAAGCCGCTGCACCTGTCGGCGCGGCTAAGTTCCAGGCGCTCGGCGCTACAGCCGCTGAGACAATGCCGTCTGAATATATGCAGCGCGCGCAAGAGCAAGGCGCGGCGCGTTTGAAGGCGTTGCGAACTGTCGCTGGATCTGAGCGCACGTTAGAAGCGGCTAAAGCCGGTCGCTCTCAAGAAGCCGCGTATCTTTATGGTAAAGCGGATAAGATGCTTGTGCCAGAGGATAAGAAACTTGCAGAACTATTAACACGTCCTTCAATGGATAAGGCGCTCGCTCGCGCCGAAGAGTTGGCCGCAGAGCGCGGGCATACGTTCCAGCTTGGAGAGACTAAGCCTGCTACGACTGTTGAGTCAGCTATTGTTGACGAGTTTGGTCAGCCAATTAAGCGCACAATTCCGGCGACTACCGCTAAATATCCAGTTAGCAGCTTGCATGCGCTTAAGATGTCTATGGACGATCTTATCCGCAACCCAGAGCGCTTTGGCATCGGCGCGTCTGAAGCCGCTGCTATCGGTAATACGCGCAAGCAATTAATTAGTTGGATCAAACAAAAGTCACCGCTGTATGAACAAGCGCGTGGACAATTTGCAAAGCGTAGCGGCCCGATCAATCAAATGGAGATCGGCCAGTATCTTGAAAGCAAATTGCTGGCACCGTTAAGCGAGGAAGCGCCGCAACGCGCTGGCGTGTTTGCGACGGCTGTTGAGGCTGCACCGCGCACGATTAAACAAGCGCTTGAAGGTGGTGGGCCTCGGTTTGAAAAACTGTCTCAGGTCTTAACGCCGTCGCAGGTAAAAGCTATCGAGAATATCCAAGCCGATTTAGCGCGAGAGGCGCAAGCGGATCGTATGGCGCGCGTTGCTAGAGAAGCTGCGCCTGACGCAACGGAAATAACAAAAGGCGTCCTACCGCGCGCGCCTAACTGGATGAACCGTATTACATCTACCGTTAATAAAATAATGGATAAATCGCAGGGCGCGCTTGACCGTAAGTATGCGCTTGAGATCGCGACTGAGATGTTGGATCCCGAACAGACCGCAAAGGTTCTTGAAGCCGCTGTTGCGTATGCGGAGAAAACTAAAAAGACCGCTGAAAAGATAAAAGGTATGGGCGCAGGTGTGAAAGAAACTGTGCAGAAACTTGGCCCCGCGATCTCTGGAGCTGTAACCGTTCAGAACGTGATGCGCCGCAGAGACAACCAAAATGCGATGGCGAGATGACACCAATGGCTGAATATCAAGTGTTTTTTGACGTGGCCGTTGGCGTGATCGGCGTCCTGGGCGGATGGGTATTGAATACCGTCTGGGGCGCTGTCAAAGATTTGCAAGCAGCGGATAAAGAACTGGCCGAGAAAGTCGGCGAGATCGAGGTGCTTGTCGCTGGTCGTTACATCACACGCGAAGAATTTAATACCGTGCTCAATCAAGTGTTCGCAAAACTCGATACGATTCGAGATATTGTGAGCCAGAAAGCAGACAGATGAAAGAGAACTACGCTCAGGCGCTGAAGCAAGTCCTGAAATACGAGGGCGGCTACGTTGACCATCCAAAAGACCCAGGTGGCCCGACGAATAAGGGCGTTACGCAAGCGGTCTATGATAATTGGCGCAAGTCGCAGAATCTCTCCGCCCAAAGCGTGCGCGCTATTGCTGATTCGGAAGTTGCGGCGATTTACAAGAACCTATACTGGGATCGTATTTCTGGAGATCTTTTGCCCTCTGGCGTTGATTTTGCTGTGTTCGATTATGCTGTAAACTCCGGCGTAAGCCGCGCAGCTAAGACGTTGCAAGCCGTTGTCGGCGTTACGCAAGACGGCGTGATCGGGCCTGCAACGATCCAAGCCACTAAAACTTACGTTGCGATGACAGTCACAAATAAGCGGCTGGCGTTCATGCAGTCTTTGTCGATCTGGTCAACATTCGGCAAAGGATGGTCTGCGCGTATCGCTGACGTTAAGAATCAGATCATAGCGCTATGCGGATAATCTTACTCTGCCTTTTACTCTCAGGCTGCGCGCCGGCTAAGTATATCTTTCACTGCACGGTGACGCAGCCGGAGAACTGTAACTAATGGATCCGCGATTGGCGTATATTGTTTACGCTGTCGCTGCCGCCGCATCGGTTGCTTACGGAGCCAAGCTGCTATTCATGCTCGGCATTTATTTCAGGAGGACAATGGAATGATTAAGAATTGGCGCACAACGATCCCTGGTATCATCACTCTGGTCGGTGTCCTCTTCAACGCTTGGCAGACCAAGACGCTTGATTGGACATCACTCCAAGGCGCGCTCGTCGCCATCGGCCTTATCGGCGCTAAAGATTTTAATGTAACTGGCGGCGCATGACGACTGCTATCTTAGTCGGTTTATTCTTAGTCGTTCTTTACGCGAGCGCTAAGATGTTGATGGCCGACGCTTATGATCGTGGGCGGCGCGAGGAAGTCTTACGCCGTGCAGACCTGCAAGCTAAACTGAAAGCACAACAAACCAATGTCGTTATGGCCCCTAAAACCGTGGACGATACTGCTACTGATCTCGACAACGGCACTTTCTAGTTGCCAGACAGTCAGGGAAGGGTCATGCCCTCCCCTGGCTCAGTACTCAGTCGCTCAACAGCGCGCCGTTGCCGCTGAACTGCGGCGGCTCCGTGGAACCGAAACGGCTCAGTTTATCATCGATTACGGCAAGCTCCGCGCGGCGTGTCGGCTTTAGCGGCTCGGTCTTAGCTGGTCTTAGCTCAGTCCGCTTCTTATAGCCTATGTTCGCGCCTTTATCCGCTTTCTGCGCTATGTAATCCGCAGCAAACTGCGCTGCAAACGCTTCATAGTTCATGGCGTCTACGCGGCTATCAAGATGCGTAGGGTCATTAAACGCCCGCGCATTCTTAACGCAGACCATAATAATCGCCACTTCAAACGGATGGATGTCGCGCCCCAACCGCAACGATGCCAAATCCGCTATGAGCTGGAAATTATTTTCGATTCCGCCATATGTCTCGCCGCGCTCGGCGATGATATCAGCGGCCTGTCTTAGGAGATCGGTAGGTGTATGCATCTTTCAACAGTTCCTCTCTTTCGCGCAACACTCGCAGAATGTTGTAGCGTTGATGCAAGCGGGTCATAATAAAAGCGCGCCGCCCATTCGCGCGTTCATCCTGAAGCAGGTCGTAAACTTGCTTCTCAGATAAATCTGCTAATTTCTTATTCAGTTCGTTCCAGTGCATAATTCCTCCAACGCCAATTCCGACATGGAGCGCTTGTCTTTCAGCGCGGTTTGGATCTTTTCATCGATGGTGTTAGCACAAATAATATTGTAACACCAGACATCTTTTGTTTGCCCGCTGCGATGCAAGCGTCCTATGGTTTGTTCGTACAGTTCCAGCGACCACGGCAACGACAAGAAAATCATTTTATTGCCGCCGTGTTGCAGGTTTAGTCCATGCCCAGCGGATTTAGGATGGATCGCTAATAGCTCTGTTTCGCCTCTGTTCCACTTGTCCACAGCCTGTGGATCGTCCATAGTAGAGAGTTTCGGAAATAGTTCTCGTAACTTAGCAAGCTCTTCCTTGTAGTTATACACAATGATCGTGTTGTCGTGTTGGTTCTCTTCGAGCACTTCTTTTAATAGGTCATACTTATGAGAAGTAAGCCACTCTGCGCCCTCGGTACCATAGACGAAGCCGCCGGCGAGTTGCTGTAGTTTCTGCGTAACGACCGCAGCGGTTGGCGCTGTGATGGTCTGGCCCAGCTCCAAGACAAAATCTCGTTTCATCTTGTTGTACGGCCCCATGTCCATCGTGCAGCGCATATCAACGACGTGCAGCTCCGGCAGTTTGTCCTTATATTCTCCAGGCTCTAACACATATGTCGCCGGCTTGATCGCGTGCATGACGCTCTCTAGCGCGGTGGGTAGTGGCACCCATTGCTGATACTCGCGGTTTAAACAATAAAAGTATTGCTGTAAAAACGCGCCTTTAGATCTGCCTAGCAACTTCTGATCAACGACTTTGCATTGACCAAATACGTCTTCCAGGCCGTTAGACGTGAACGATCCAGTCAAACCCCAGCGTATATGAAACTGATCAAGGATCTTTAACAGATGCTTGAAGCGTTTGCCGCTTGGATTCTTAAGCCGCGTTAATTCGTCAAACACTATTCCATCAAAGCCTGTAGGATCAATTGATGGTATGTTGTCGTAATTAGTCACGACGACATCAACGTCCGCATCAAATGCTGCTTGGCGCTGCGCTGGCGTACCGACAGCTACAGTCATAGGCATTTCAGGTGCCCATTTCGGCCCTTCAACAGGCCACACGTCAGTGCATACGCGCTTGGGCGCAAGCACTAACCAGCGACCCACGAAGCCTTTTTCAAGCATGTCGCGCATAGCAGTTAATGTTATTGCTGTTTTCCCCGCGCCTACTGGCGCAAGGATCATGGCTCTGTTGCGGCAAAAAAGAAAATCCGCCGCCTCATCTTGATACGGTCTTAATTTCACAAGCCCACCTATCTACTTGCTCTTTATTCCACAGACACGCGTAACGCTGATTCATACGCTTCATGTCTTGTGCAAAGATCTTTTGAAGCGCCGACAACTTGCCCCCTGTTGTCTTCACTTCGATGAACCACGTCTCGCCATTTGGTAAACACACGACGCGATCACTCACGCCGCGATGCGATAACGAGTTGAATTTGTAGGCTTCGCCGTCCATAGCGCGGACAGTTTTAACCAAATATTGTTCGATTTCTGATTCGCTCATAAAAAAGTTATTGCATAATCACAAAAAGTTGTCTAGTGTGATTTGCATAAGGGAGACATTAAATGGCACATTCTACTATCGTTGGGGGTTCTTCAGCAAAGCGCGTTATTAATTGCCCTGGCAGTGTTGCATTAGTCACTAAAGTTCCGCCGAAGCCTACGTCATCATACGCAGAAGAAGGCACATTCCTGCATGAATGCATGGAGCGTATACTTAACGGCGAATCAATTGACACGTTTACAGATGCGACTGAGGAACAACTTAATGAGAAACTACGGCCTGCATTCGCCGCGCTCGATGAGATCGATCCAGAGGGCAAGCTGGAGTTCCAGACTGAAGTTCACGTCGCGTTTCCTGAACCATTACAAGAAGTGTTTGGATCTTGCGACGTGGTTGGTCGCCGTGGTGATACTGCTATTATTCTTGACTGGAAGTTCGGCAGCGGCGTCTGGGTTGACGCAGAAGAAAACGACCAGCTCATGTTCTACGCAGCCGCAGCCATGCACACAGAGAACTGCCGCTGGGCTTTCGAAGGCGTCAACAAAATCGAGTGCATCATCGTCCAGCCCCCTTACGTCAAGGTCTGGGAGACAACCCCCGGACGCATCAAAAACTTTGAGCGTGAACTGGTGCGTGCTATTCATTCTGCCATGCGTGAAGACGCCCCTTTAAAACAGGGCGATCATTGTCGCTGGTGCGCTGCTAAACCTATTTGTCCCTTGATGAACGGCGAGGCTAAACGCGCAGCTAAGATACAACTAAAGCAACTGCCGGATCTTTCAGATGCTCTTAAACTTGCTGATTTGCTTGAGCCGTGGATTAAAGATGTGCGAGAGCTTGCTCTTCGCAGTATGGAAGAAGGAAAACAAATCACAGATTTTAAACTGGTCTCAAAACGAGCAACACGCCAATGGGTGGATGCTGAAGGAGCGCGAGAAGCTCTTGAGCAAATGGGACTGGATATGTCGGAATTGATGGAGACAAAACTCCTATCGGTAGCGCAAGCGGAAAAGGTGTTGAAAAAGCACAAGCTCGCTTTACCGAAAGAGCATGTTGTGTCCATCTCATCGGGCAACACAATCGCGCCAAAGGATGATCCTAGGCCGGCGGTGTCGCAACTCAGCCAGAGTCTTCTGGCTTTTAGCAAAATGGAAAGATAGAAAATGTCAGACTTTGCAAACTTACCGGCAGTCGCTGATTTAGGTGCAGCTCTTGAAAAGTTCGCGGCAGGTTCGCCTACGCGTCTTAGAGAAGTGTATCTAAAAATGGATAAAACAGGTCATTGGGTTTATGGCGCTGATCAAACTGAGATCGAGCCTGACTCACTTTGGGCTATCAATCCATTCTCATTTGTGGAAGGTTTCGTATGTTGGGGCGCGCAGAACACGCCTAACATGGGTAAGCTTCTCGGTGAGGTCATGGTGCCGCTGGGAAAAGATGAACAAGTTATGCCTGAAGATATTCCTGACTCTAATGGTTGGGAAGAGCAAGTTGGTATATCACTGCAATGCATTAGCGGAAATGATAAAGGATTATCCGCGCGGTATACAACTAAAACCAAAGGCGGCGTGCCGGAAGTTCGGCGTGTGGCTTTTGAAACAGGCATGAACTACAGAATCCGTAAATCGGAACCTGTTCCTATCGTAAAGTTAAAGAGTACTCATTACACTCACAACGGCGGCTATGGGCGCGTGTATACGCCTGTAATCGAGATCGTAAAGTTCGTGAGCAATGAGACAGAACCTACTGTTGAAGAAGTAACGGAAGCTCCCGTTCGTCGTCGCAGAGGATAATCACAACGTCTAGCCTTGCGTTGTGATTAACGGTGGGGTGGTTACGTCGTTGCAACCACCCCGCTTATCTTTAAATTTTTATCGAAGGATTATACGCGCTATGACTGACATAGTTGAGCGGCTGCGTAATCGCGCATTAGCCACGGAGATTATAAAAGGTAGTCCAGCTTTGTATAACGACGCTGCCGACGTAATCATAAGCCTTTGCGCTGAGAATGAGAAGCTGCGTGAAGCGTTGAAGCCGTTTGCGTATAACTATCAAGACAATGGTCTTTCACATTCTATGTTTATATTTGAAATGAAAGATCTGCTTGCGGCTAAGAAAGCATTGGAGAATGGGGATGATCGACAAAGAAGAAATGAAGAAAATGGTGCATGACGCTGTTGGATCATATTTTAGCTCTCCAGGTAAGCTGCATCATGAGATTGAGCGCCTCCGCGCTGAGAACGCGCGGCTGTATGCGCTCTTGGTAGAAGCGCAAGACTACATTGACGACATTTATTTATATATCGCCATAAGCAAAGAATTAGAAGGCCACGACTTACGCGCCGCAGCCGCCGCTATTCGGGAGAGTGGGGATGAGTAGTTTTTTGTTATGGATGATAGCAGGTGCACCGTTCATTGTAGCATCAGTGGTTCTCACTGTTTTGGCGATGTCGTTTGTTGGTGCTCTGGTTTTCACGATATATGATGTGTGGAGGAACTGATGAGTGACGAAGAGACACGACTAAAGCAACTGATGGGCGATCTACTGTTCACCATTAAACAATACTCCGACAAACATGAGAAACCAGATGAGATACTTTTTGTTCTTGACCGCATCGTTGACGCTTATCGCACAGCCTTTGAAGGCACAGGAAGTGGAGACGCCAAGATTCACTGAAATGAACTACGGCGAACAGACCTTCATCTACGACCGCAACGGGCGCATGGTCGCTGCGGGCGTAGGCGATGAGTATGGCATGTATTACAGCAACCGCTACGGCCAGACTATCGGCACAAGATATGATGCGCCAAAATGATCTGGCTCGATTTTGAAACGCGGAGCGAGTGCGATCTAAAATCGATGGGCGTGTATAACTACGCCCGTCACCCCACAACAGAAGTGTTGTGTATGTCCTACGCATACAACGACGAGCCTGTGCAGACGTGGCGTCCAGGCGAGCCGTTCCCACGTTTGAACGGTCAGATCCGCGCTCATAACGCAGCGTTTGAGCGTCTGATCTTTTGGCATGTGTTAGACAAACAGATCCCGCTTGAACAGTTCTACTGCACCGCGTCGCAAGCGAGAGCGAACTGTGCGCCAGGATCGCTCGAAGACGTCGCGCGCTTTGCTGGCACAAGCATGCGTAAAGATCACCGAGGCAACTACTTGGTGCGTAAGCTCTGCATCCCGCCATTCAGCGATGATGTGCGTTTACTGCAAGAGCTGGTAGAATATTGCGAACAAGACGTGCGTACAATGCGCGCGGCATCTAAGGCGATGCGGGAACTGACAGATGAAGAGCTGGCAGATTATCATACTAATGAGCGGATCAATGATCGCGGCGTCTTGGTTGACGTATTTCTATGCCAAGCGGCGGTTCGATTTGCGGCTGATGAACTACAGGAAATCGAACGAATCGTTCGTGAGGTTACGAACGGCGAGATTACATCAGTCCGAAGCCCTAAGATGCGACAATGGGTTCAAGATCGTGTCGGCCCCGCAGCCCTCAAGCTCATGGAGCGAGACGACAAGTATAGTATCGACAAGACGGCGCGTGCAAATCTATTGGCGATGGACGATCCTGAAGAAGTGCCGCCAGATGTTGCCGACGTTATACAGTGCGCTGACGATCTTTGGGCGTCTTCTGTAGCAAAGTTCAAGCGCCTTAACGATCTTGCCGGCGATGACCATAGAGTGCGCGGCGCGTTCGTATTCGCAGGTGGCAGCGCAACAGGCCGCGCTAGTTCGTACGGCGCGCAGGTGCATAACTTTACGCGTGTCTGTGCCGAAGATCCAGAGGCTGTGCGTCATGCGATGGTGCGCGGTCATAAGATCGTGCCTAAGTTCGGCAAGCGCGTCACTGATGTGCTCAAAGGTATGTTACGTCCTGCGATGATTCCGGCCAAGGGTCATCAGTTCGTCGTCGCCGATTGGGCGTCCATAGAAGCCCGTGTTACTCCGTGGTTGTCCATGAATGGTGATGACAAGCTCGCGTTATTTAATTCTGGACAAGATGTGTATAAGTTCAACGCATCAAAAACCTTTGGTTGTGCAATAGAAGATGTGACAAAAGACCAACGCCAGGTTGGTAAAGTGCAAGAGCTTGCGTGTGGCTTTGCCGGTGGTGTCGGCGCGTTCGCTGCGATGGGTCGTGTGTACGGAATCAATATGCCGGAAGACGAAGCCAGACGCATGGTAAACGCCTGGAGACTCGCAAATAAATGGTCAATTCCGTTTTGGAATGACATCGAGATGGCGTACACAAGAGCGCTGGCTCGCCCAGGCGAAATATTTAGCGCGGGTAGAATTAAATACTTGTTTCGCGGTCAGCATCTTTGGTATGCTCTCCCTTCGGGTCGCGTTCTTTGTTATCCCTATGCGCGGTTTGAAGATGACGAAAGCATAACCTATGCAAAGGCATCTTGGAAACCAGCCGCAGACGCAAAGGAATGGCCCCGTGCACGGCTATGGCGTGGGCTTGCATGTGAGAATGTAACCCAAGCAGTTGCAAATGATTTATTAAGGTACAGTCTACGAAATTTAAATAATGTTGTGCTTCATGTGCATGACGAAATAGTTGTCGAATCAGATGAGCCGGAAATAGCAAGGGAGGCTATGGTTCGTGTGATGACAACGCCGCCAGATTGGGCGGTTGGATTACCACTCGCCGTTGAGGCTAATATTATGGGGCGTTATGGAAAATAGAATCTTAGACTATGTGATTAGTCTTGCCGAGATCGGCGAAACGCCGCTCATCGTGCGTCAAATTCCACTTATGCGTGGTGGAGTTCATCAACAATATTTGGACGGGTCTTATAAATATACATGGCCCGCTTACTTGCCAGCGCATAAGCGCAAGAAAGGCGAGGCGTGGTATATTAATACAGGTTCTTTTATTGTTGAGCGATTAAAAGACCGCATAAGCGCCGCGACATCAAACTGCGAATATGTGTTGTTTATGATGTTGGACGATATTGGCACCAAGTCCAAGATACCGCCGCTCAAGCCGACATGGATCGTTGAGACAAGCCCAGGCAATTTTCAATGGTGCTACGCGTTTAGAGAACAACCTACAGTAGGAGAATATTGTGCAGCCATTACCGCTATCGCCGACGCTGGTTATACCGACAAGGGCGCTACTAATGCTGTGCGTAATTGCCGCTTGCCTGGTTCAGTTAATCTAAAGCCAGGACGCGATGCATTTACTTGTGTAGAAATAGAATTTAATCCTATAGACTACACGTTAAAAGAAATATGCGACGCGCTCGGCGTTGTGCCAGGTGAAGCGTCTACGTCAACTTATAAATCAATTACTGTAGAAGATACCGGCGTTGATAACGTAATGACGTGGCTCAACGAGCAAGGGCTTGTTCTGTCGCGTCCTAATCCTGCGGGGTGGATGGGCGTTGTATGTCCTAACCACGAAGAGCATAGCGATGGACAGATCGAGGGTCGGTATAAACCATTAGATAGATCTTATTGCTGTAAACACGCGCATTGCGAGCATCTTAACAGCGAAGCTTTTCTTACCTGGGTCGCCGACAATGGTGGCCCGCGCGAGCGCCAAGGTATCCGAGGCGATCTTATTGCAAATGAATTTAAAGCAATGTTCGAAGGCATCAAGCCTAATGAGTTCTACCCAGATGTCGCGGCTGAACGCGTCGCGCAGGTAGATCGAGAAGAGGCTGGGCGTGTTGAGCGCGGTGGCTGGTATGAGCGCTTTGCATACATCGTGGATGATGACGCTTACTTCGACATGACAACGCGCAACGAGATCTCGCGCGGTTCTTTCAATGCTATCTTTCGTCATATTAACTGCACATCAGTGCATAACCCCAAGCGCCGCATCGAGGCGTCTGTTTGCTTTGACGAGAACAGACAAGAGCATAAAGCAAAATTATTGAAAGGCTTAACCTATGCGGCAGGTGAAAAGATCTTGGTGCATAAAGATGGCGAAGTCTATGGCAATAGATGGCGAGATGCACGTCCCACTGTCGCACGAACACCTAGCGATATATCTCGCTTTACAGCCCATTGTGAACGATTGGTGGCTGATGAGGTTGAACGAAACCATTGCTACGACGTTATGGCGTTTAAGCTCCAACACCCAGAAGTAAAAGTAAATCACGCCGTGTTGCATGGCGGCGATGAGGGCAGCGGCAAAGATACAATGTGGGCTCCGTTCATCTGGTCTGTCTGCGGCCCGAACAATCACAATTGGGGTATCATCGATAACGAGAGCCTCTCGTCGCAGTGGGGCTATCAGCTAGAGAGCGAGATCCTTATCCTGAACGAGCTACGCGAGCCGGAGGCCCGTGAGCGCCGCGCTCTGGCTAACAAGCTCAAGCCCATTATCGCCGCGCCGCCTGACATGCTGCCCATTAACCGCAAGGGGCTGCATCCTTATGAGATGATCAACCGGCTGCTTGTGCTCGCGTTTACCAACGATCCGATTCCGATCTCTATCCCGTCACAAGACCGCCGCTGGTTCTGCCTATGGTCTACCGCGCCGCGTATGACACCGGCAGAGGCGCGAGAGATCTGGGCGTGGTATAAGGCTGGTGGCTTCGAGGCTATCGCTGCTTGGCTCTACGCGCGCGATGTGAGCAAGTTTAACCCTACCGCTGCGCCGCCTATTACTGATTTCAAACTTTCGCTTGTTGAGCATGGCATGTCTATGGCCGAGAGCTTTATCGTCGAGATGGCGCGCGGTCGTAAGGGCGATTTTGCAGCCGGTGTTATTGGTGGCCCATTTCACGACATCTGCGGGCGCTTGAGCGTCCAGGCCGGCAATAGCATCAAGGTGCCACAGGCAGCGCTCTTGCATGCGCTTAAGGAGGCCGGCTGGATCGATTGCGGTCGGTTGCACTCAGGTAAGCACCAGACCAAGCGTCATGTGTTCTGCGCGCCAAATATGACCAGTTACAGCAATACCGAACTTCGCAACATGTGCGAACCAACCCCAACACCAACTCTACAGGTAGTGAAATGAGCGCTATACATGCCCTAAAAGATCCGTCCCGTCTAACGCCGGCAGAAGAGAAAATCTACGCGCTGATGCAGCAAGGTTTGACCGGCAAGCAGATAGCTGAGAGAATAGGCTCTGGTGGAGCGGGAGCGATGAACTGCCGCATCAAGGTTATACGAGAAAAGCTTGCTACGCGCCTTATGCCTACTGGTTAGGGTTACCGTTTTATGGATGCTTTTCATTTGGTTCTTTATTGAGAACCGAAAGAGGGTAGGTAATGGTTGACGAGATTTCACGGTTTATGATTAGGGGCAAGCCTTACTATGACATGACCAAAGAAGAGTTCGATGATCTAGCCAAAGAAAAATTGAAGGGCGTGAAGTATAACACGCGCACCAAGGACGATGGCGATTATGCCCTTAACGCGATGTACATGGCTCAATTGGCGCTAGATCGCGGCGTTCCTATGTACCAGCCTATGGGGCCAAACCGCACATACAGTGATCAGCAATATCTCGACACGCTCGCGCAACAGCCGCCCACTAATAAGCTTTTCACGCCCCAACAGGACGTAGATGCGCGCGCCGCCCTGGCAGCGCAGCGAGCTATGTTCCAGAACGCCCTACACGGTCAACAGGCGTTCTCTAACCCTGGGGCTGGGCCTGTATATGGCATGGACTATACGCAATACGCTCCCGTGGCGCGCAATAGCATGCTGTCCTATTTACAGCCCTATCTAGAGCGCTTTGGGCTATACCAAAAATAAGCCCTCTAGCTATGGGGGCAGCTAGAGGGCAGGAGGCTTGCATATAAGGCCAAGGGAGGAGGCCATAGGCCACACCCTAACGCATCACGATAAACGCTACAAGACCTAAAACGAACAGCGTTAAGATCAAAACATCGTGTCCATATACTGGACAATCTCTGCCTCTGTCATGTCCTTACCTTTACCCCATTTAGTCCAGAACTGCCATAGAGGCGTGTTTACATTCTCGCATGGCTCGTCGCGCGGGATGTCGGGAATAGTGCACTGAAGCTCCTCGTATTGCTCTAGGAAATATTCTTTTATTTTAGACATAGCAGCACCTCAATTAGGGTTGTTACTAGGATCACAAAAGCTGATTCTTCTTTTTTCATAGTTAATTCCACTTATAATGGTTGTATGGTCGCGCTTAAAGACGCGCGCGATTTGTGTGAAAGTCTTGTCGGTTTCTATGTGCGCGCGATACATGGCCTTGCGGCGTACAGCAATAACGCGCAGCGTGTTGTTGTAAGAGATAAGGGTTTCATACGATAACCCCGCCGCTTTCGCCTCCTCTTGTATTATTTGTTTGATTGTTTTCATCGATAGCTTTCATATTGAATGCAAAGTTAAGAGCGCTTGCGACGGTCGCCAATGCGCGCAAGTCTGCTTGTGTCACATACAAGCGCATTATGGGCGTCTCTTTAGCGTCACACTTGTAGATAATGACGCAGCTAGTGGTCGCGGTCTTAATCGCCTTGGCCTTCATACGCCCTGGGTGTTCGCAAAATAGGTCAAGATGTAGCATTGCGCGCCTCGATCTCTCCCGCGATTAGTTCGCGTCTTGTTTCGTCACCCTCACCCTGTAGCATTAGCTCAAGCGCTGGGGTTGATAGGCGATAAAGTAAACAGCAAAAATCGTACATGCTAGCCTCGTTCTATTAGGTAAAGGATAGTTATGATTGCGGCAGGTATTGCCAGGCTAACACTCGCCGCTAGCCCTATTAAGTAAAGCGCTTGCCTCATATGTCTGCCTCATAGCATGCGTCTTCTTCACATGATTGCTGCACATGGTCGCTATTAATTAGCGCGTCATAGATAAGCTTATAGAGCCAATGATCCTGGCTAAGATTAAGCGAAGGGTTATTTTTATTACTATGTACAACAATAGACGTAATATCGATATCAGTTGCCCAAGCGTCGAATATGCCGACATCAGGCTCGGCGGGCGCTATTCTATACTCTATGTCTGCTTCCCCTGCCGCCATCACGGCATAGCCTGGGATTAGTTCAAGTTCATCAAAAGAATATGTGAACGTGTTCATTTTTTTATGCCTCATAATTATTCCCCCTTTGGATTTACTAATTTAGCAATGCACCACTCGCGCCCATAATCTAAATTTTCATCGGCATATGTGCACGCCTCGTCTTTAGAATCAAAAGGCCCATAGAATTGATAGCCGTCTACTGGGTTGCCATCTATAATTATATGCTGCGCCATGTTATCCCCCTTAGTCGTTTTCAGCTCGTGGGCCTTCATACTCATACCGCGCGCAAAATTGTTGCTCTGCTTCGTTGTCGTACTCTTCTTGCATAGTGTGCAGGGCGTCTATTAGATGCCAGGGCAGGGGAGAGGGTTGAGCGTTTAAGATTTTAATAAGCGCCTCGACCGCTTCGTGTTCTAGTGTTAGTTCAATCATTTTAAACCCTCCAAAAAACGGTAAAGCTCTTCAACGCCGTAATTTGTCTCACTAATGTATCCATCGTGAAAAGGGCCATAGGGCGCGGTGTAATCGCACTCAGGCAACGAGCTCAACACGATATCAGCGTTGCAATATAATGACCCGTTAATGTGAACCGCTGCCGGTTTATTTACGTTTTCGGGAAACCATAGCAGCGCATGTGTTCGGCTTTCGTGAACTTTGAAGCCCGCTTTTTCTGCCATAGCAACAAGATCAGATATTTTAATCATTTTAGCCCCCCTTAACTAGCATTTTGAATCTTGGTGCCCACGACGCAACGCAATCATCCGCAACCCATAAATAAAGGCCCGTAAATATTAAATTTAGCTCATCGTTATAGACTGGCCCATTATGCCAGGCGTCAAAAGTTCTCATAATATAACCCCTTCTCTTAAAGCTTGCGCCATGTCATCTTGGGCCGTGTAAGTAACGCGCCCTCTATGATCTTTTATTGGTGTTGTTTTGTATCGTGTCCCAAACAAGCGCCCGCGCTCATAGGCCCACTGCTCATTGAGCGTTTTTCCTGCGTCATAATTGAACGGCTTGCCTTGCCGCGCCTCTTTAACTCCGCGATTGAATAAGGCGCTCCGCATTATGATTTTTAGCGACACGGTCTTGGTAGTAACTTGCATGATAGCCATTATGCCGCCCTCCCTACTCGGAAACCGTGTAGATTAATCACGATGTCTTTTTTGCTATTGCTGCTATTGCCGGCGCATAGGCCGCATTTATCGCAGCTAGTACGCGCGCCGTTTTCTTTGGCGGCAGGGCACCCGATTTCATTAGATGATTTAACGTCTTTAGATTTCTTGGCGCGAAAGGTTCGCCATCCACAAGCGCTAGCTAACAAATGGTCGCTTTCGCTTTCGCAGCTAGCCATGCATAGCAGCGAGAAAGCCTGGAACCTAGGATCGCGCCATTGGTGGCTATAGCCCGTGATCTTTGCCGCCCTTAACGTCGCGGCGCGCCATATTTGAAAAGGTATCGCGGCAGGGTCGCCATACGTGCCAAGTCTGAAAGCGCTGCCCTCGAATAGCTCCGGCAATATTGCCGGATCATAGTCTATGCCAGGGCGCGCATAGCGCTTGCGCTCATATGCCCCGTAAACGCTAACAACACTCTTTGCTACGTCGACGTAGCATTTACCGCCCTTGAATGGTCGCTGGGGACAATCGCCGCATATGCTAGCGTCGCGGCCGTCTTTGATTGCTGTAAAAGGATTAACATCGGCGCGAATAATAAAAGTTTGAACCATTGCGCCGGTCTTAGCATTGGCGCTATTCGCGATAATGCGATTAGCTATCGCCACTATAGGCGCGCCATCGATGGCGCTTGGCCCTTCATATAATATCACGCCGGTAAATTGATTGCGCTTTATAGCTTGACGCAAGGCGCTTGCTGTATCGATCATCAGACAACCCTCATATTGAGACAAAAAGACATATTCTTGCTAACACAAAATCTTTATTAGTCAATAGCGACCATTATGATCATAATTACGAATTTTTGATCTTTTTTCGCGCGCAACACGTTCGCGGAATTTTGGTTTGTTGTTTGTCTTATGGATATAAGTTTGGATGAATAGCGACGCGTCGCAGTCCTCTTCTAAATAAAGATCATCCCCTCGGCGATAGCTATATGAGCTGAAATCGCTCGGCGTTAACCCCAGCGCAAACAAGTCGCGGGTGTTTACTTTCAGCCAACCGTGACCAGGGTCAGATATAAAATCAAATGTCGTACGCATGATATTAGTCCTTATTAGTTAGAGAGATTAGAGCGGCGCTTATGCGCGCCGCTTTCTTTTCTTTGGCGCGACGTATTGCGCCGCTTGCTGCTCATAGTGTTCTACGTGGCGCTCTAATTGCTCAACCGTCGTAAAGAACGCGCAAAATGTCATGATATCTTGGTTTATGTTAGCCTCGTGATTTTGCGCGGACGTTAGGCGCGCCATCAATTCGGGGTTGCTTTTCCATACGCTCATTGTCTTGCTCCGTTTTTCAATATACTCATATTATCACACTTTCTTTGCTAGTCAATAGCTAATTTTGGTAAAAGCAAACTTTTTTTGTTTATTATGGTCATGTTTGGTCATGGTATGGTTATTTTTAGGGATCAAACGACCATGTTTAACGTGATGATATTGCGGGTTAATGTGACGTTATGGTCGTTATGGTCGTTTTATATTTATCTATTTAAAAAATATATATGTATGTATACAAGAATGTATGTACCTATCCAGTGGCAAGTTCCCCGCGAAAACATGACCAAAACGACCAAAAGCCAGAAAACTCTTTCTTTTCAGCGTTTTATTATGGTCATTACCATGACCAAGATTGACCATGGTTTGACCATAGTTTACATTCATATACCAGTGTGACCTCCGACATAAAATCACATGACCATAATGACCATGACATTTGTCGACAATTGAATGACAACTTAGTTTATGTAAACATGTTGACATTGGTTTACATTCAGTTCAGTTGACATTGGTTTACATTCAGTTGACAATCGGGAGGGGGGCTGGGCCTTGCGTGGTCTGGGAATATCTACGCAGGGATTACACAAACTTTTTTTTATTTTAAAAATGTGTTACAAAAGATTCTATGTTTGAAAGCTTGCCATACGAGCCTCGTAAAATAGAGGCCACAGAAAAGAATCTCGAACTGATCTACGAGGCCGCGCGTAAAGGACTCAAAGGCGACGCACTCGCGTTAGCTGCCGGCATGCTGCCGGTTGAGTATCGCCGGCTGGTGCAGTTCGATCCTATTGCTGAGTATGCGGAGATCAAAGGCCGCGCAGATGGCGAGATGGAGATGGCCGGCGTATTACGCACAGCCGCGTTAAACGGCGACACTAAAGCGGCGCTCGACATACTAAAGCATGTGCATAAGTGGACTGCGCCGCAGTCGATGCAGATCCAAGTCGAGCAACGCATATCTATATTAGCGGCGCTTGAAGAAGCGCAGACCAGAGTTATCGAAGGGCAGGTATTGGATGCAAGTGCCGATTTACTCAGCGGAAGAAGAACAGAAGCTGATGGCGACGCTGTGGAGTCCGACGCTCAAGAACGACCCGCTCGCGTTCGTGCGGCTGACCTTTCCGTGGAAGAAACCTGGGACACCGCTTGAACACTTTGACGGCCCACGCCAATGGCAGCGCGAGGTGCTGATTGAGCTGCGCGAGCACATCAAAGCAAACAACGGCAAGATAGACTTTGAGACGCTACGCCTTGCAGTCAGTTCAGGGCGCGGTATTGGTAAGTCCGCGTTAGTCAGTTGGCTGACGATCTGGATGCTAACCACACGGATCGGCTCAACGACCATCGTGTCGGCTAACTCTGAAGCGCAGCTCCGTAGCGTCACCTGGGCTGAGATCACCAAGTGGCTGAGTATGTCCATACACAGTCACTGGTTCGAGGTCAGCGCAACCAGAGTCCTACCGGCTAAATGGATAGCGGAATTAGTAGAGAAAGACTTGAAACTTGGAACGCGCTATTGGGGCGTAGAAGGGCGGTTGTGGAGTGCAGAGAATCCTGACGCATACGCTGGCGTGCATAACTTCGCGGGTGTCATGCTGGTATTCGATGAGGCGAGCGGAATTGATGATAGTATCTGGTCAGTTGCAGCGGGCTTTTTTACGGAAAATACCCCTAATCGC